CACTATTAATTTATACCAATGGCGATTATAATGGCAAAGTATTTACTGATGTTTTTAAGGGTGAAAATGATGGAAAGGAATTGCATGAGTGGCAGCAGTCAGAAAGCTTAATGGATGCAATCATTAGTAAAATATGCCTGCCCGGACAATCTATACTCGATCCATTTTGCGGCTCTGGTACAACAGGAGTTGCGGCATTAAAGTATGGTTGTCTTTTCGATGGCATTGATATTGATGAGAATAATGTAAATATAAGTAAGGCGAGGTTAGCAAATGGCTAATGATAATCCTAATTATATAACAACGGAATTAAATCAATTTATGCATGATTGTTGTTCTAAAAAGATGACGGTCAACAATATTGATTGTGTTCAATATAAAAAGTATTATAACTCTCCCAATATCATAAGGATAATAGAATCAAAGCATTGGAATGAAGGCGTGCCGTCAACACAATTTGAATTATTAAAAGAATTGGCAGAAATATTCAAAAATAATAAGAGTAAAACAAAATGCGAATGCTATATTATTAGAGGCAATTATCCTTATGATTTGGTTGAGGTTACTAATTTAATTAATGGGAAAGTTGTAACTTGTAAAGATAGAAAAAGATTTATTCAATTCTGTAATTTTGATATCGGCTTTGAACAATTATAGGAGCCAAAATGACCGAGCACGATGAGCAAGCGACACTTTTTGCAATAGCCAGCTATAGACCTGAGCTTCGCTGGATGTTCGCCATCCCGAATGGGGGCTACCGCACTAAAGCAACGGCTGGCAAGATGGCTGCAGAGGGGCTTAAAGCTGGAGTGTGGGACATCTATTTGCCCCGTCCCAGTAAGGGCTATCACGGCTTATTTTTGGAGATGAAGTTTGGTCGCAATAAATTAACCGAGCTCCAGCAGGAGTTCTTTGAATACGCTACCCAGCAAGGCTATTGTTGCAAAGTAGCTTACAGTGCTGAAGAGGCAATTGAGATTATTGACGAATATCTGGAGTTAAATAATGACCAGCCTGCTTGCTGATGGTAAGCCACAATTTGTATATATAGACCAGGAAACGAAAAAGATGTGGTGGTTGATGCCTGATTTTGAAACTGTACGCCTGTTCAAAACTGGCAAAGAAAACTGGATTGAGATCCAACCAGAAGACTGGAAAATGGCGGATATTGAATTTGCCAGTCAGCTGCCTGATTTTGCACGGGAATATTATGAGGAAAAACATGCCTGAGGGAAAACTTGGAAATATTGTATCCTGCCCGCGCTGTGGAAATGAAATCGGGCATGAATACTATTTAGATGAAATCACAATGCTGGACTGCGGCGGGGTGCTCATTCGTAGGTTAGAAGCGAACTGCAAGCAGTGCGGTCAGGATATATTCTGGGTGGTGCCGAACGTGCATTTAGAACGGCTAATAAAACGGGCACGCGAAAGGGATAATCAAAAAATTTGAATTTGAATTAATTCTGTGTTATGATAAATGCAATTGAATAGGATTTGCGGACTTTCCACCCGTGACACGCTGCTTGCGATAGCAGCCTATGTTGCGGGATTTTTATTTTAAGTGAGGTATACATGGATTTTGATCAGATTGTGAATGGCATCCCATTGATTTTCGTGGTCATGGGGCTGGTTGAGCTGGCAAAGGCATTCGGCGCGCAAGGCAAGCTGCTTACTGGGCTTAGCTTTGCAATTGGCTTAGCAATAGGCGTGCTATATCAGCTCAGCTTGTTTATGCCAGCTAATTTTGCTGAATGGTTTGGCGCGGTTATCTTTGGCTTAGCTTTAGGCTTGGTTGCCAGTAAAGTTTACGATGCGTTCAAATCAGCTTCAGCATCTGCGCTGAAGTAAGCCATGAGCGGCGAGCAAATCGCCATCATTCTGGCAGCGCTTTTAGGGGGCGGTGGTTTAGGGGCTGCCATTGTCAATGCCTTAGCTGGACGTAAGAAAGTTAAGGCGGATTGTATGACGGCACTTTCTGATGCGTATGAGGCGCGCTTAGGAGCGCTAACGTCACGTATCAGTTCGCTTGAGGCGAAAGTAGAGCAATCTGAAGTTCAGATTCACGATATGCGCGGGAAGTTAGCGGAGCGGGAAATTATGATTTTGAATTTACAGCAAGAGAATGCGGAATTGAAAGACGAGATTGATAAATTGCAAACGCAAATCAAAAATCGCGATAAGCGCATTCGAGAACTGGAGCGTCAGGTTGCTGAACTTACGGAACGTTTGAACGCCATGAACGGTTACACCGCAGGTGGGAACGCCACTGGAGGTGAATAAGCTGGGTAAAGCGAAAACGAGCGAGGCAGTCATTCAATTTGAGGCGATTGTGGCAAAGGCACAAACCTTAGCAGATGGCGGGATCAGAATTACGCTGGACTTGCCTGAGGATGCAATCCCGCAAATGGCGATGCTGATTGAAGCTAAGCGCGAAGGCTTGCCATTAGAGTTCGAAGCTAAGGTGAAGCCCAAATAGACGGTGAACAAATGGCATTTGAACTTATAGAGGATATATAAATTTGCGTGAAAGAGACGAGAAAGGCAGATTTATTAAGGGCAGCGTCGGTAATCCTAAAGGGCGCCCACCAAAAGCGCGTGAAGAACGTTATTACGAAATCACGCTATCTACCGTCACGTTTGCTGACTGGGAGGAAATTATCCGTAAAGCAGCAGATCAGGCTAAGCGGGGAGATTATCAGGCGCGTAAATTTCTGGCAGATTACTTACTTGGGCCGCCACTGCAGCGGGCGGAAATTCTTGGGGCGGATGGTAACCCAGCAAACGAAATGCGCATAGAGGATTTATCCACTGTGTTCGACTTGATACAAGCGGCGAAAGGGAATGCGGAATGATTTTAGAGCGCACGATCCCCTTTGCACCGCTATCACGTAAGCATGCTGAATATATTGAGAGTGGCGTCAATGCACGCTGGTGTGTGGCGGAAGGCAGCATCCGCTCGGGCAAGACAATCTCGAACTGCATCATTGCTGCAATCCGCTTAGAGGTTTGCCGTGATAGGCTGCACCTTGCAAGCGGGTCTACGTTAGCCAATGCTAAGCTGAACATCGGAGTGTGCAACGGCTTCGGCTTAGAGGCGCTGTTCCGCGGGCGCTGCCGGTGGGGAAAATATCGTGACAATGACGCGCTTTACATTCAAACGCAAACGGGCGAAAAGATTGTGATTTTCGTGGGTGGGGGCAAGTCGGACAGCTATAGGCGTATTTTGGGCAATTCCTATGGCATTTGGATCGCCACTGAAATCAATGAGCATTACGATTCTGATGATAGCAGGTCGAGCTTTATCAAGGTTGCGTTAGGTAGGCAGGCGGCGGCGCAGGATCCGCTAACGCTATGGGATTTGAACCCGTGCAATCCGCATCACTCCATTTATACTAATTATATAGATTTATATCGTGAACAGAAGTTGCCGGGCTATATTTATCAGCACTTTGTGTTAGATGATAACCTGAGCATCCCAGAGAGCCGTAAGGAGGAGATTAGAGCACAGTACAATCCGCAATCTGTATGGTACCGGCGCGATATCTTAGGAGTGCGTACGACTGCAGCTGGACTGATATTCAGGCAGTTTGCGGATAACCCAGAGCGGTGGCTACTTGATAAGGCGCCTGAGGATTTGCAGTTTATCACTTATGGCGTAGATTTTGGGGAAAGTACGAGCCACACTGTTTTTGTAGCATCCGGGCTGAAGCGCAATGGACGGGGTGTGGTTGCACTGGCGGAGCATAAGTTAGAGAGCAAAGGCGTTGACCCCAGCAGAATTGAGCGCGAGTTCACTGATTTTGTACAGCGGGTGATGATGGCTTATCCGCAAGTGAAGCATACGTATGCGTTTTGTGACCATCCTGAAACATTAGTCAACGGGCTCAACTTAGCTTTGTATAAGGCGGGGCTGCCGGTGCGGGCGGTGCTTGCAAGTAAGGAGCCGATTAATGCGCGCATATATGCTCAAGAGAAGCTGCTCAACCGTGGGCAGATGCAGCTGATGCGCGAGTGTAAGTTATTAAGCTACAGTTTACAAAATCAGGTGTGGGACGAGAGCAAAGCAGAAGATACGCGCTTAGATAATGAGCCGGACGTAGCGGATGTTGCGGATGCCTGGGAGTATTCCTGGGAAGCGTTTATTGACCAGTTAGGTGTGAGGTAAGCATGAACCAAATGCAGGTAATTGAAGTTGTTAAGAAATTGACGGGGCACGATGTGGTGTTGAGCCCGATGTACAAAAAAATCGCTGAGTGGCGCGATTGGCTGACCGGTGAGGTTGAAGGTTTCTACGAGTACAACATGACCGTTGACATCGAAAGCCACAAAGTTGCCAAAATCAAGCGCAATCGCACAGACATGTTCAAACGGGCTTGTGAGGACTGGGCGAGCCTGCTATTGAACGAGCTGACGCGCTTCGAGCTTAACGATAAGACCAGTGAGCTTTGGCTGCAAGGTGCTGACGGGCGTGGCGGAGTATTGGGCGAGAATGACTTCAGACGCAATGCCAATGAGCTGGTGACGGTATCACGCTGGGCGGGCACAGCAGCTTTTGAGGCTTACATCGAGGATATGCAAGTGCGCACGGATACTCAGGAGTTGCTGAGCGGAAGCGGTATCGGTATCAATTTTCTTGCCGGCGACCAAATCATTCCGATTAGCTCGCGCAATGGCATTCTCAAGGAGGCTGCTTTTGTGTCTGACCAGGAGGTGGCTGGCAAAAAGCAGCAGAATGTGAGCGTGCATCTGCTGGAGAATGGATTCTACACTATCACAAACCTAACGCTTGACGAGAGCGGGAAAATCATTGGAACGCCGGTCACGGTGCGTACTGGCAGCCCAGTGCCGTGGTTTAGCATCATTCGTAAATCAGGTTATAACCGGCATGATGCAGCTTCAGTCTTTGGGGTATCTATCTTAGACGGCAATGAGGATGTGCTAAAGGGCTTGGACACTGCTTTTGATAACTTCATTGTTGACTTTATCTTAGGGCGCAAAATGGTCTTCATGAATAGCTCGCTCTGGTCTAAAGATGAAAATGGCGCATTTATCGCTCCGCAGATGATGGGCACGCAGCTATTTATCAACGTGGGTGATAAGCTCAAAGCTGACCAGCAAAGCATGTTAGAAGAATATAATCCGCAGTTGCGCGTTGCAGAGAACGCTGAGGGCGTGCAAAGGATGCTGGACTTCTTTAGTTTCAAAGTTGGCTTAGGGCGTGGCTTTTACAAGCTGAATGAAGAGAGCATGATTACAACTGCCACTGAGTATACCGGCTCGCGGCAAACGTTGGTACGCAATGTGGCTCGTGAGATGATCGGCATTGAGGCGGCACTCAAGCAACTGATGCAGGCGCTGCTATGGATTGGAGAGAATGTTCTCCATGTGCCAGGTGTAAAAGCGGACGCAGATGTAAGCGTGGTAAGTAATGATGGTTATATCACTGATGAATACACCGAGCGCAAAGTGTGGCAAGAGGAAGTGGCGCAAGGGTTGCGTTCAAAGCAAGAGTACCGCGAGCGCTTTATGGGTGAAACAGAACAAGAGGCGATAGAAGCAGTTGCTAAGATAAAAGCTGAGAATCCCAGCTTGACGGAAATGCTGGGTGAAGTAGAAGCTTAACGCTATGTTTTCACTCGCGCGCATAGAAGATTTAGCTGAAGCTGCATCGCAAGGTTTAGCAAAGCTGAATACGCGTGTGCTAAAGACATTAGGCATGCGTATTGCCTGGGCACGTAAGCAAAGCAGTTTTGACCGTTATATTGTTTTGAATGAAGCGGATAGAGAAGCTGAAAAGCTCTATAATGAAATTCTCAAAGCTCTGCGAAATGCCGGCGGTGATGCTGAGGAGATTTACACCAAAGCAGCACAATCAGCTTATAAATCCCTAAATAAATACTATGTAGCTAAAGGCTTAGAGCAGCTGCCATTTGAATATCAAGTGGCGCTGGTGAACTTTGTGCGCGGCATGGCAGCGGTGACGCAAGGGAATTTGAGCAATATCAGCGGAACAACGGCGCTGGGTTATCGCGTGCTGGATTTAGAAGGGAATGTGCGCTATCGCGGCTTCAAGGAACATTATCACGAATTAGTTGACCAAGCGATAACAGAAGTGGCAACTGGGCAAGCGGATTACTCCAGTGCCATAAGGCGGGCAATGAGGCAAACTGCTGATAGTGGCATTCGCTTTGTGGATTATGCAAGCGGGTACTCACGCCGGCTGGATTCGGCAATGCGGCAGAACGTGCTGGATGGTGTCAAGGCAATCGCTTATGAGATTTCTGAGCAAACCGGCAAAGAGTTTGGTGCAGATGGCGTAGAGATCGACGCGCATAATTATTGCGCGCCTGACCACTTGCCTTATCAGGGCAAGCAGTTCAGCAATGAGGAATTTGAGAAGATACAGCAACGGCTCAAGCGGCCGTTTGGAGTGTGGAACTGTAGACATACAGTTTATCCGGTATTGTTGGGCATCAGTCCGCCGGCTTATAGTGAAGCCGAACTGAGAAAAATGGCAGCGCAGTCTACGGCTCAGCGTGAATTCGAAGGCAACGTTTATACAGGCTATGAGGCAACGCAAGTACAGCGCAGGATAGAAGCTGAAATCCGTAAAAGTAAGGAACGGGCGGTACTTGCCAAAGCGGCAGAGGACGATCTGCTGCGAAAAATAGAACAGCAGCGCATCAGTCAGCTAAGGGATAAATACACAGAATTATCTAAAGTATTTGGCTTGCCATTTGCCGCTGATAGGATGCGAGTAAGCGGATTTAGACCGGTCAGATAAGGAACTGTATATGTCAGTAATCAACACGGCAATGAAGCGGAAAATTGTAAACATGCGCAATAGTGGCATGCAATTTAAGGACATTGGCAAGGAGCTTGGCTTAGCCGTTGGGACGGTAAAGACGCATTATTATTTGGCTACTGGGCAGCCATCAGCACGGCGCTATATACCGGAAAGTCGATTTGTACGCTATGACGAACCGCCCGTGATAGAGGGGGATGCACTGGTATTGCCCGATGTGGAAATTCCTTTTCAGGACTCTGATTTTATCAATAGAGTAATAGATTTGGCTAACGCCTGGGGGATAAAACAAGTGATCGCCGCTGGCGACCTAATGCATTTTGATAGCCTGAGCGGTTGGGAGCCGAACTGGCATAACGGACACGAGAAATCAACGCTGACTGAAAAAGACGAGAGCGCGCTTATGGATTTAGCTAAGAGCCTACCTAAAGGCAAGCAGGCAGCGCTAATTGAAATTATAGGCAATACTAAGCCTCTGGATGGTAAAGACTTCGGTGATGAAATGGGAGAGGCGCGCAAAGTACTAAATGCTCTGGATGCATGCTTTGAAAGTTTTGTGTGGGTATTGGGCAATCATGAGGGCAGGCTCATTAGAGCTATAGATAGCCCGACTGACCCAGCGGAACTACTGAACATCATGCGCTTAGAAACTGGCAAGTGGAAAATTGCCCCATATTATTATTGTATTTTGAACAGTGGCGGAAAAGAATTTCGTATCACGCACCCAAAAACAGCTGCCGATAATGCTGCTCGGATGTTAGCCATTCAATATCACCAGAACATCCTCATGGGACATAGCCATAAACTGATGTACGACTGGGATCCAAGCGGAAAGTATGCAGCAGTGCAAATGGGGCACTGTGTTGACGAAATGCGCTTAGCTTATGCAGCACAGAGGGATGCCAGGCGCAATGCCCATCTGTTAGGTGCAGTGATCGTGCGAGATGGCTATATTTGGCTGCTGCACGAAAATTGTGATTGGGAAAGCCTAAAGCGATTGGCGTGATGTGTTGCAACAAGTTAGCAAATATGCTAACATATTACAACGCCGGTGGCAAGCGTTCGGCTGCTTCGTGAGCAGCAAAACCCGAGTGCAATTCTCGGCACCGGCTCTAAGATAGACACGATTAGCATAAGCAAGATTATCATGCTATAATCTGTTCATGGCTCCAATTCTTATAACGATCGGCTTGATTATCGGCATTGCAATTTATACTCTTATTGACGATTTGTGCTCTGGACGGACTTACAAAGCAGATGGTGATAAAACCGCTGCTGAACGTGGCATAGAGAAGGCGCAAGAAGACGAATTGCACCGTATTATGTGGGAGTAATCGTAACTCGTCA